CGAGGTCGCTCATGCCCTGATGGCCGACGCCCAATTCGAGGTCAGGGATCGCGCGCGGGAACTGTTCCAAAAGCGCGGCGCGAAGGTGACCGAAGTCTTCGCCGGCCTGCCCGTCGAGGTTCAACAGCAATTCAACGGAGGTAAGCAATGATCATCGGACTGACGGATAAAGCGCCGGCGTTTCCCGAAATCGGCGTGCTGCGCAAGGGCGCGGCCAAACCGCAGAACGGCAATAAGCCCGGCGCTGACTTGACTCATTTTCGCTTCGATTCGAACGACCCTGTCGCGGTCGAACTGTTCAAGCAGATCTACGGCGACGAGCCCCGGGCGATCCGCGTCTTCGCGCCATTCGCGACAGCCGACGAGAACTTCGAAGCCTGGCGCGAGGCCTGGACGGCGTCGAGCCTGCAGCATCGCTGCGACGGCCAGATGATGGTCCGCTGGCTTACCGCGCGCGGGACCTACAGCGACGAGCCGAAGCCCTGCACTGGCGGATGCAAACAGGTTGGCCGCCTCAAACTGATCATTCCCGAGCTGCGGCGTCTCGCCTACGTGACCGCGCTCACGACCAGCATTCACGACATTCTGCAGATCCACGCCAATCTGAAGGCGCTCGAGGGCGTTCGCGGCGACCTCCGCGGAATTCCGCTCATTCTCAGACGCGTCCCGCGGGAGATCTCGACGCCAAGCGGATCAAACGGCCAGCGCGCCAGGCGCGAGAAATGGTTGATCACGCTCGAAGCCCAGCAGCAGTGGGTTGAACTCCAATTGACCGCCCAGCAGCAGGCGGCGCTGCCACAGGCCCAGCAGCTCGCGCTGCCAGAATGGGACGGCGAAGAGGACGAGATCGAAGAGGCCGCGCCGGTACAGACGCCTGCGCCCGCGAAGGGGGGCCAGGCCGTGCCGGCCCAGCCGAAACCGGCGCCCGTCGAAACCGCGGCGGACTCCTTAACCCAAGATTACGTCGAAAGAATCCGCTCGATCATCGCCGACCAGGTCAAGAGCCAGGAATGGTTCGCCTATCACGCGAAATACGTCGCCGGGAAGGACCTCGCCGCCCTGGCCGCGCTCCTCTCCCGCCTTGAGATCGCCGCGTCGAAGAAGCTGATCAAAGAAATCGAGGGGCCGCTCTTCGAGGAGCTCGCCAAAGAAGGCATAAGCGGCAAAGAAGCCGTTGAGAAGATCGCCCAGATCGCCGACGGCGAGTGCGGGCTCGAGGCGATGGAATACGGGACGCTCTTCGACGTCCGGGCCGGGCTGAAGGCCTGGCTCGGCCAGATTCAGCAGGAAGCTTCGCAAGGAGTGGCGGCCGGCGCGCCATTTTAAAGGAGAAGCCCCAATGAACGCGATTCTCGCATTCGTGATCCCGCTGGCCGCGCTTTACGGCATTTACTTGCTGCTCGACCGGCTCAACCCGTACCCGAGGAGGAAGCGATGACATCGACTAACCAAACCAGTCTGATTTTGCTCGCCCTGGACAAGGCGCTTATAGACAACGCCGGCAAACTGAAGCCAGGTGGGAATAAGGCGCTTTTACTGGCCGTGTTCAAGACGATCGTCGGAGCGCCCATACCGGCCGAAGCCGTGGTGAGCGCGAAACGCGGAAAGAAGAAGGAGCTGGTGAGCAATGTACAAAATACCTGAGCAGTTCCGCATTCAAGATCCGCGGCTTCCGTTTTACCAAAACGCCGCCTTTTGTCCAGACTTCGGCGCTTTCAGACTGCCGCCGAAGATCGGCAATAGAATACTGCTCGCCATTGCGTCGTGCGGCGGCGGCTGGGAACACGTAAGCGTAAGCGTGAGACAGGGGAATAAGGTCCCGACGCCGCTATGGGAAGAGATGGCCTACGTCAAAAGTCTCTTCTGGGACGACGAAGATTGCGTAATCCAGCTTCACCCGCCGCGCTCAGTCTACGTAAACAACTTCAACTGCCTGCATCTATGGCGCGCAACTGATATTGAGTTCCCGCTGCCACCTTCGATCTTCGTCGGTTTCACCGACGCGCAGTTACGAGAAGACCCGGAACTCATTAGCCGCGTCGAAAGGACTATCAATGCCAACACTGTTTCAAATATTAGGTGAGATATCCGCGCTTCACGACTTGCTGACCGAATGCGGCGGTGAACTGGCCGACGCCGAAGCCGAGGCCGCGATCGACGAGTGGCTGGCCGAGACTGAAGGTGATCTCTTTAAGAAGGTCGACAGTTACTGCGGCTTGATTCGCGAATTCGAGGCACGCAGCGAGGCGCGCGAGATCGAGGCGAAGCGAATGATGGCCCTCGCCAGCGCCGACGGCAACCAGGCGAAGCGGCTGAAGGACCGGCTGAAGGCGTTCTTCGAGGTTTACGGGATCAAGAAGCTGGAGACGCCGCGCTTTCGCGTGAGCATCCAGGCCAACGGCGGCGTCTTGCCGCTGATCATTCCGTCGGACTGGGACGACGATCCGGCCAACGCGCCAGAGGCGTTCCAGCGGCGCACGATCGTTCTGGACCGGGATGCAATTCGCGAAGCGATCCGCAACGACGAAGAGACTCACGGCGCTTGCCTGGGCGAGCGCGGCAATCACTTGAGAATTCGATGAAGAAGCCGTTCCACGAAACAATCTGGGCGAAGGTCGAAGTCGGCGACACCGTACTGAGGCCTTGGAAGCCTCTCGACCAGATCGTCGAGGTCCAGATCGAAATGATCGAGCCCTGGCAGGGGTTAGACGGGAAGCAACTCCTGCGAGCCAAGTACCTATTCGCCGGCGAGCGCTATAGCCGCGTATTCGACCCAGAAGAAACCATCTACGTCCAATCCAGACTTTAGAAAGGATTACGCACTGATGACTGAAGCAAACAATCAACCCATTGAACAGTCCCGCGTTGAGAGCATCTACGTGGAGAGGCTTTTCAACCTCGGCAATTATGAAAACATCAAGTACGGCGTGCGAGTCGCGGTTGGCCCGGGCGACGACCCGGGCCGCATCCTTACCTCACTCGAAAACGTCCTCAACGACCTTCGCGCAGATTCCGGCGTGAGCGACTGGTATCTGGAGAAGGCGAAGCGCGTCCTGGCGAAGCCCGAGGCCGACCTGACGGAGAGCGAAAAGGATTCGCTCGACGAGTACCGGGCGGCCCTGGCCAAGGTCGAAGAGGCCTCCGGGCGCCGGCAAAAAGCCCGCAAGGCGCTCAAGACGCTCGACTACACGTCCGAACACAAGGACCACAAAGAGAAGTGGGACGACGGCGACGACATGGAGTTTTGAGGCTTTGGAAAGCTGATGATTCTGCGCGGTTACCAACAAGAAGCGATCGACGCGATCCTCGCCGCCTACGGCCGGGGCGTCCGGGCGCAGCTCCTGGCGATGGCCACGGGCGCCGGCAAGACGGTCGTCTTCGCTAATCTCGTCGGCCGGCGGCCTGGCAGGGCGCTCGTGCTCGCGCACCGGGACCGCCTGATCCAGCAGGCCGCCGCCAAGCTCGGCGCCGTGCTGCCCTGGTCGGACCTGGGGGTCGCGATGGCCGAACAGAACAGGGTTCACGCGCGCTGCGTCGTGGCCTCGGTGCAGACGCTTGCACGTCAGCGCCGGCTGGCGGCCCTGCCGAAGTTCGACCTGGTCATCGTGGACGAGTGTCACCGGTCGGCGGCGAAGACCTACCAGCGCATCCTCGCGCACGTGCGCCATCCCGAAACTTTATTGCTGGGCGTGACGGCGACGCCCTCGAGGACCGACGGGATCGGCCTCGACAAGGTCTACGACGAGATCGTTTACCAGGTCGGGATCCTGGACCTGATCGAGCGCGGCTACCTGGTCCCGCTCCGAGGCCAGAGAATCACGATCGAGGCCGACTTCTCGAAGCTGAAAACCCAGAAAAACACGGACGGGATCAGCGACTACAAGGCCGACGAGGTCGCCGAGATCATGGACAAGGCGAACTGGTTCGAGAAGGCCTCCGAGGGCTGGCTGAAGTACGCCGCGGACCGCCGCACGATCGCCTTCGTCCCCCGCGTGGCCATGGCTTACCGCCTGGCCGAACACTTGCGCGGCCAGGGCGTCAGGGCCGTCGCCCTCGACGGCTCGACCCCGCAACACGTACAGCGCAAGGCGCTCTCAGACTTCGAGCGCGGCGAGGTCCAATTCCTTTCGAGCTGCGACCTCCTGACCGAAGGCGTCGACCTGCCCTCGGCGAACTGCGCTTTATTCGCCCGGCCGACGAAGAGCCAGATCGTTTACAGCCAGGCGATCGGGAGAATCACCCGGCTCTCGCCGGAGACGGGGAAGACGGACGGCCTCGTCCTGGACATGGTCGGCGCCACGAACAAGTTCGACCTTCTCACGCTCGGCGACCTGTTTGGTCTGCGCTCGCTTAAGGACGGCGAGACGATCAGCCAGGCCGTCGAGCGCGAGAAGAAAGAGGAGGAAGAGGCCGCGGCCGAGCAAATGGAATTGCCCGAGATGGCCGACGGCAAGGTCGTCGGGCGCGAGGTGAATTTGTTCGGCGGCAGGCAGCCGGCGCCGCGGAAGCCGCTCTTCGAATGGCAGATGTACCCGGAGCAGCGGCGCGCCGTCCTGATCGCCGGCGGCAAACGCTACGAGGTCTGGCGGCAGACGCCGACCGCGCCATACCGGTTCGCAATGATGGACTGGAGTTCTAGGTGGGAAGGCGTCAATCCGACGTGGGACGGCGCGAAGACGGCGGTCGAAGAAAAAGCTAAAGAGATCATGTTCGGCGGAAAGGATGCGCCGTGGAGATCGGCGCCGGCGAGTCCCAAACAGATCGAAACGATGACTCGAATGCGCATCAGGTTCAATCCTCACATCACCAAAGGCGAGGCCTCTGACCTGCTGGACGCGAGATTCAAGAAGGCGAGGGCGGCATGACGATGACATATAGCGAACTGATCAAGGCAGAGCCGCGCTGCGAGCGCGACGAGATGTGGGTTAAGAACGGCCTATTGCTCTGCACGAACTACTGCAACACGCCGGCGTCGGCGTCTCTGAGCGTCGCTGTCGGGTGGATAGGCTGCGCGCCCTGCATTACTGGCGAGGCGGGCAGTTTTGACGAGGAGGATCTGATCCTGGAGGAGGCGAGGGCGGCATGATCGACTATTCGCTGCGGGGACAGCCGAACGAGCGAGAGACGGACGGCGGAATCACGATGCGCGAGATCGAGGCCGAGGTCGCGGGCCTCTACCGCGACACCCTCACGGCGAACGAGGTGCGAGAAAAGGCCTTCCTATTCGCCCTGCTCAAGCAGGGCTCTTCGCTCCAGAAACTGCAGTGGTTCACCGGCTACGAAATTGACTTTATCCGCGAGCGTGTCGAGGGGCTGCGCTCCGCCGGCCGGCTGATCACCAACACGCCCTCAACCCAATTCCTGCAAAACCAGGTCGCGGGCTGCGAAGCCCTGATCGAGAGAATCACCGGGCAGAGAGTCGTCCCGATGGTCAACGCCGCGGCGCCGCGAATCGCGATCGTCGTGGCCGAATCGAATCCGAAGGAGGAACCAATGGACACAACGACATTAGTCAACGGCGCCGCCGAGATCGAAGACTTTCGGCCGACGTGCGGCAAAACCGAAGAGTGCGGTAAACCGGCCGGGCATATGGGCCGCTGCAAAGGCCCGCAACTCAATCACGCGAGGCGCAAGGCGGCGGCTGTCGATGCAAAGCCGCGCCGCTCGTCGAAAGACTTGCCCGAAGAGCAGAGGGCCGCGAACGCCGCGCGGATGCGCCTGGCCAGGGCCAAAAACAAAAGCTACGCCCGCGGCCCCAAAGCGGCGCCGGCGGCGATTCCGGCCGCAAAGCCGTCCGTAAAAGCCGATCCCGGCTATTTCAAGATCGAGTTCGAGGACGCAGAGGACACGATCACCCGCGAAGGCCACGGCCGCGATGGCTTCGCGCGTGCGCTGAAGGCGCTCTATCAGGAGTTCGCCGGAGAATAGCCGATGAACATCGTCGAAAGAACTATCGGATCGAAGATCCACCCCGGCCTCGTCGCGCTGGTCGTAACGATTTGTCACTGCAACCGGCGGAAGAAAAAGCGGATGTCCTTCTGCCCGATCTGCTATCACCGCCTGCCGCGCGAGATGAGAAGCGCGCTATATAACCGCGAGAGTTACACAGCGGCGTATGACGCTGCGGTGAAGTATCTGGAGAAGGGAAAGCCGAATGTCTAAAACAATAAAAGCCCTTAGCTTATGGCAGCCTTGGGCCTCGCTGATGGCCGCCGGCGCGAAGAAGATAAGAAAGGAGATGTGCGAATGAAGAGCACGCCAGTTATGGCGCGGTTGATGAGTAAGGTCGTTATTTTGGAAACCGGCTGCTGGGAATTCAAAGGATCGCGTCAAGCGCGTGGCCATGGCCTGATTCGCATTGGTAGCAAGAAGGATGGAACGGCCAGACTCGCAAAAGCGCACCGAGTAGTATACGAACACCTGATTGGGGCTATCCCCGAAGGCCTAGCGCTTGATCATCTATGCAGCAATCCGTCCTGCGTAAACCCGGAACATCTTGAGCCTGTGACAAGGGGCGAAAATGTCCGTCGAGAAGCTGATCGTCGCACCAAGTGCAGGCGCGGACATCCATGGGTTATAGAAAATCTCACCGTAGTCGGAAGTGGGTATCGTACATGCGCGACCTGTCTTGCCGAGACGAGAGCGCGGGCAAATGCCAAGCGGCGAGCACGACGAGCGGTCGGGGAGGTACCAATGCGATGAAGGCGCTATCACTGTGGCAACCCTGGGCAAGTCTCATGGCTGTAGGAGCGAAACGCATTGAGACCAGGAGCTGGCCGACAAGTTATCGCGGCCTCGTTGCGATCCACGCGGCGAAGAAATGGGATAGCGAACTGGCGGACATCTGTTTTCGCAGACCGTTTATTGATGTGTTGAGCCTTACTCCGGAATGGCAGGAGCGAGCCAAGGAGATCCCTTTCGGCGGACCCGAAGGATTGCCGCGCGGGTGTTTTGTCGCGGTCGGCAGGCTGTCTCACTGCATTTCGACGAGCGACCATCCGAAGCTGATTCCGGCGAACACTACCAACGAATACGAGTTCGGCAATTATGCGCCCCGCCGCTTTATGTGGGTCTTCGACGAGATCTGGAAGCTGTCCTCGCCCGTGTATTCGCGCGGCTATCAACAACTGTGGACGCCTGACGAGGGGCAGAAGGACGTGATCGTCGCGATGTTGCCCGAGGAAGTAAGAGAGCGCGAGTTCGGAGAGTAACTTATTTTTTGTTACGAGACACAGCAATGATCTAGGTAAATGACAACACAAATCCTCACAAGGCGCGAGAAACTCAAGCGCGCGAATCAGCATAAGCCATGCCCCATCTGCGAAGGCGAGGGCTGCGGGATGGGCGACGGCTTCACGCTCTGCTGGCGCGTGGGTTCTGACAAACAGGCCAAGAGCGGAGCCTGGATCCACGTCGCCGAGAATGAGTCACGCAGGCGATATATACCGCGTCCGGCACATATCGCGCCGCCCCTCGCCCCGATCGACCGCCGCCACGCCGTCTACTCTGCACTCCTCGACCGCCTCCCACTCTACAACATCCACGCCGACCAACTCGCCAACCGCCGGCGGCTCTCTGACACGACGATCGCCGCCGAGGCCTTCGCCTCCGTGCCGGCGAAATCCTTCGCCGTGCCCCTGGTCGAGAAGCTCGCCGGCGAGTTCGATCTGACGTACGTGCCCGGATTTTTCCGCGGCGGCGACCGCTGGCATCTGCGCTTCGTCGGGATGAGCGGCTTCTACATCCCGATCCGAGACCACAGGGGGCGGATCGCGGCGCTCGAGATCCGGAGAGACACCGACGACCCGAAGCGGCGATTCCTGCTGCTTTCGTCGAGAGGCGACGGCTTCCCACTCGGCGCGAGCTCCGGGGCGCCTCCGCACTTCGCCAGGCCGAACCTGGTCCGCGACGCGATCGCTATCACCGAAGGGGCCCTGAAAGCAGATGTATGCGCCGAGCTGATCAATCAACCTGTCTGCGGCCTCGTCGCCGTCGGCACGTTCGGCGACCGCTTCGGCTGGCAGCTCCGGACCTGGTTTCCGACTCTCTGCCGGGCGGCGATCGCTTATGACATGGAAGAGAACAAGAACACGGACAGGCAGAAAGAGCGACTCAGGAAGGCGCTCAACGCGGCAGGTCTCGACGTGAGCGACTTCAAATGGCCGAAGGAAATGGGCAAGGGTTTTGACGATTATCTGATTTCTCAGCGGGGTAACTTGTGAGCGCAGAAAACACGGCCGCGCCGGCCGTCGAACAATTCTTTAAGTCGCCCGAAGCGCCGCCCTCGCTGAACGGAGCACACCCGCCGTCGTTCGAGCCCCCGAGCCCGCACGACCCGGGCGGCAAGATAGCGATCGACGTATCTTCCAACCACCTGCCAACGATGCATGCCCTCTGCTGGGAAGCGATCAAAAAGGAGAACAGGCCGCCGATCCTCTTCCGCTACGGCAATACGATGGTCAGGGCGGCGAAGTCGGACACCGGCGGGACCTGGCTGCAGATCGTCACGCCCGAGATTATGAGGCATCACCTGTCCAATTGGGCGCACTGGCACAAGGACGAGATCAAGCTCACCAAGCCGCCGATCGACGTCATTAAGGACGTGCTCGCGCCCCTGCACATCCAGTTGCCGCCGCTCCGCCGGGTCGTAACGGTCCCGGTCTTCGCGCCCGACGGAAGCCTGCGCCTCGAGGCCGGCTACAACGAAGCTTCCGGCGTGCTGTACGCGCCGGAGCCGGGCTTCGTCGCGCTGCCAGTGCCCGACAAGATCACGGCCAAGGATATTGACGAGGCGAATGATCTCATTTGCAAAGAGGTCCTGATCGACTTCCCGTTCGCTTCCACAGCCGACCGCGACAATGCCGTGTCGTTATTCCTACTGCCGTTCTGCCGGGATCTGATTGACGGGCCGACACCGAATCACTTGATCGAGGCCTCGATGCCTGGATCCGGCAAAGGCAAGCTGGCCGATGCGACGCTGCTGCCTTCTGTCGGTAGCGACCTCGGGCTGATCACGCCCCCGCGCGACGAGGACGAATGGCGCAAGCAAATCACGAGCGCGCTGATCGCCGGCAAACAGGTAATTCTGATCGACAACGTGATTCACAGGCTCGATTCGAGCGCGCTCGCCGCGGCCTGGACGGGCAACGTCTGGGACGATCGAATTCTCGGCCAGAAGGAGAAAGCAAATATTCCGATTCGCTGCGTCTGGGTGATGACCGGCAACAATATCGCAGTAAGCACAGAGCTCGCCCGCCGCTGCGTTCGCATTCGACTGACACCACATACTGACCGGCCCGAAGAGCGAAACGACTTCAAACACGCCGACTTGTTGCTCTGGTGCGCAGAGCACCGCGCGGAGCTCGTTCGGGCAGCGCACGTCATTATTCGGTGGTGGATACAGGAGGGAATGCCGCCGGCGAAAAATCCTCGACCGCTCGGCAGTTATGAGCGGTGGACGCGGGTCATGGGCGGAATACTCGAGGCCGCCGGCTATCAAAAATTCCTGGCCAATTATCGCGAGTTCCAGACCAGGGCCGACACCGAGCGGACCGCCAGGGCCCTGTTCTGCGCGACCTGGTATGACTGGTCACAGATGGAAACGGGAAGGGAGACCGCTGTGACTTCGCAGTTAATCGCGATCGCTGAGGGCGTCGAAGGTCTGCCGATCAAGGGCTCGACCGAGCGCGCGCTTCAGACGAGTCTCGGAATTTGGCTTAGAGCTAATGCTGACGTGATCGTCGAACATTCGGAGGAGTTGGACTCGGAGCGAATTCAGATCCGCCACTTTCGAATCGTCGCCGGCAAGTCCAAGGCCGGGAAACAGCCCTGGATTATCGAAAGGCTCTTCGAAGAGGTCCATCAGGTCCATGAATCCGGGTAATTGCATGGACCTCATGGACCTCATGGACCTTTCCAACCCCCGCGTGAAAAACATTCAGACATGCGGGGTAGGGGAAAAGGTCCATGAGGTCCATGAGGTCCATGAGGTCTTAGGTAGTAGTAGTAGTAGTAGAAAGAAAGAAAGAAAGAAAAGAGAAAGAAAACTTCCAGTAACAGCCATGAAAGAGAGGAGAACCGCAATGATCACAACTGAACAGAAAACCAAAGCCGGATCGCAAGCTAACGAGCACGGCGTCTATGTGAAGAACGTAAAACAGATCAAAGTCCCGTTTCCGAAGGCGGCTGGAAAAACCGAGGTGATTATCAATCTGGTCCAGGACCTGGACGACGAGATGTGGCGCTCGTCTTATTCCGTAAAGGCCGGAACAGGCGGTGTTTCTTCGTCGCCTTCCATCCGCAGCGGGCCATACCAATCGCGGGAGGACGCGATCAAAGCGGCTGCCGAGCTGGCGCGCATATGGATCCTGAAGGAAGTTGAGCGCGGGGCTCTCTCCGAGGCCTCGAGGCGGCATATCAACGTCGCGCTCCCCGTGCTCGACAAGTGGATCATCGCAAACACCGACGCCCCTTTCTGCGAAGGATGCGGCTGTGTTCCTGTGGCCTGCAGGTGTTCTAAAGACGACGAAGACGAAGAGAACGGCTTCCATCCCGGATTCCCGCCGGGCTTCGATCCGAAGAGGGCGGAGAAGGGATTGGGGCAGGAAGACGAGCCGAGTTTCGAAAAGGCCCTCCACGGGGCCCTTCACCACGTCCAGGACGCAGCGGAGAGATGGAGTCTATGGCAAGAGAACGGCGCCACGGACAAAGAACTGACGGCGGCGATCGCCAGAGAGTTCGGCCTCGGCGGTGGATCCACCCAGCACGGTAGTTATCGGTACAAGGGCGGTAAGAGCCCGGAGTTCACGTGGCCGGATAACGGCCGCGTGCGATTGAATGGTAAACGACTTCTCGCGAAGGTCCGCGAGGTCCTGGAGATCGGCGCGCCTGGGGCCGGCGTAGGCGATCAAGAATTGGGGCAGGCCGAAGTCGATCCCGAAAAGAAGCGACTGCACGAGGCGGCCGTGGCGAGATGGCGCCGCGAACGACCCGCCTCGGCCGACGCCGGCGAGTCGAACGGCTACCACCCCCAGATGTTGCAAATGATTCCGGTCGGCAACATCAAGCCGTCGCCGACGAACCCCCGAAAGCACTTCAACCCGGACAAGCTCCAGGAGCTGGCCGACTCGATCAGCGAGCATGGCCTCATCGAGCCGATCCTGGTCAGGCCGCTCTCGGCTCCGCACGACGACAATCCGCTATATCAACTGGTAGCAGGCGAAAGACGCTGGCGCGCCGCGAAGCTTGCCGGATTGAAAGAGATCGAGGCGAAGGTCCGCGGCCTCGACGATAAGGCCGTGCTCGAGATCCAGTTCATCGAGAACCTGCAGCGCTCCGACCTCTCCGCGATCGAGGAGGCCGAGGGGTACAAGCGTCTGCTCGACGAGCACGGCTACACGGCCGACAGCCTGGCAGGGAAGCTCGCCAAGTCGAAGAGCTACGTCTACGGCCGGCTGAAGCTCTGCAACCTGCCGGCACCGGCGCTTGAGGCGCTGGCCAAGGGCGACCTGCCGGCGACGATCGGCGAGCTGATCGGCCGACTGCCCAGCGCAGAGATGCGCGAGAAGTTCTGGCAGGACGAGTTCGAAGACTATAGGGCGGACTGGTTCGAGATGCCGAGCTTCCGCGACGTCAAAGAAACCATAGAGCGCCAATTCATGCGCGAGCTGAAGGGCTCGCCGTTTTCCCAGACCGACGGCAAATTGATTCCAGGCGTACCGAGTTGCGCGAAGTGCCCGAAGAAGACTGGCAACGACCGCGCGAACTATCCGGACGGCAGGGCGGATCTCTGCACCGACGTTCCGTGTTTTCAGGCCAAAGTGCAGGCCCACGTCAAACGCGAAGCAGAGAAGGCAAAGACCGCCGGCGCAAGCGTCCTCGACGAGGCCGAGACGAAGAAGATCCTTCAGGGGACCGAAACCAAGACATGGCTGACGAATGAAGGCCGCAAGAAATATTTCGAGAGCGACGATGAGCCATGGCAGACCTCGGACGATCGCAAGTACAAGGATCTTCTCGACGGCCATATGACGCCGGTCGTCGCCGTGGGTCCGCAGGGCGAATCTCACATCCTCTATCCGCGGGCGGAGGCGGAAAAGATCCTGAAGGACGCCCACGGAATCAAGCTAGAAATCTCGCGGGCCAGCGGTAGCTTCAAAGATTCCGAAAAGAAGCGCCAGGAAGAGAAGAAGCTTCGCCAGGCTACAGTGGCCGAGATCGTTACGCGGGCGCTGGCCGACGTGGATGATACGCTGTTCGGCAGTACCAGATTTCTACGGATCGTTGCGAGATTCTTGATTGACAATGGCGGCGCCGACGCTGCCCGTGCGATCGCCAAGCGCAGGCAGATCGAATATGACCCGAATAATGTCAGAGGCTCAGTGGAAAAGATCGTGGACGGTCTGGACGATCCCGGCGTCCTGGCGCTCGTCCTTGAGTGTCTGATTCAACAAGAGCTGGACTCCTGGGGGCAGTGGGGCGGCGATAGTGGCGACAGGTTCCCTCTCTGCGCCTACTTCGATATGAAACCGAGCGCTGTCAAAAAGCAGGTGGAGGCCAGGTTGAAGCAGGAGGCGAAGGCGAAGGCAAAAACGAAAGTCAAAGCCACCACCAGAGCGTAGCGCGCTGCTTCACGCTTCACGCTGGCTGCGCGTTTCGACGACGAGGGCGGGGCAGGTGGTAGCAAAAACAACAGAGGCGATTTAAACACGAAAAGGAGAATAAAATGAGTGAACAACTTTCATACGAACAGGCGCTGCACGGCATTCAGACCGGCATTGCGCTAGAGATCGAGCGCGGCTCTGACTGCGCTTCACCGAAACATCTGCGCGTCGGCGTCAATTCGGCGATGTGCGAGCACGCAGCTATTGTTCGCGTACTAATCGCCAAAGGAATTCTCACCGAGGAAGAGTACGCCGAAGCGATCACCGACGAATTCAACCGCGAGCTTGAGCGAGTCGAAAAGAATGTGAACGAGCACTATGGCGGCGATGGAAGGATCAAACTTCGATAAATGAACACCTCACACCAAAAACTCGAATTCGTCCCGGTCCGTTGTCCCAGGTGCGATGCGACTCTGTTCCGCATCTCTCCGACGACAGACACTTTCTGGATCGAAATAAAGTGCCGGCGCTGCACGAGGCGGCGCCGCGTCCACACAAAGCGGCGGCGCGTCAATGTCGTTGTCCGGATTTTGCTTGAACCGGCAGAGCAGACTGGCATAGACTCAAATCCTGAAAATCCTGTGCGCGCTTAAGATGCGCCGCAATATTTCGCGCCACCGAGCGTCCGCGGTTCGAAGGAACCGTTGGGCGCTTTTTGTTTTATGGACCAATGGATCGAGGTCGCAAAAACTTATGGATTACCGGGCTTAATTCTTTTGGCTGTCGGACTATTTGGCTATTACAAGGCCTGGCCGCTGCTGGTGAAAATGCTTGAGGACGCGCAGGCGCAGCGCAAGGCCGAGATTGAGAAATTTGACAATACGATCAGAAGCAGAGACGCGCTTTTAGTCCAGCAATGGCAGGAACATTTGAAGGCGCTGGATTCGATAACGGGCGAGATTCGCGGGCTCCGGACCGATCTTCACGTAAAGCCCCGGCAGAGAAGCGTTAAACGAAAATGAACTGGTTCCTCCTCCTCTACAACGTTTTGCTGGCCGTGGTCGTGATCGATGCGCTCGCTAGCTCATACGCCGCATTTTATATGTTCCATCTGCGTCAGCGATTCGGCTGGTATCTGGCCTTTACCTTTACGGGCTGCGCGGTCGAGGCATGGATCGCGGTGATCACCGCCGGATTCTCGCCCACGCCGGCGCGGATCGTCGTTTGGATCACTATCGTTCGGATTCTGGCCCGATTGTTCAAAGCTGTTTCGATGGTTCTGTTGCCATTATTCCTGCTCGGCCTGGTCAACGGCGACCACCCGGAGGTAATGAGGGACAAAGATGATGCTAAGTAATTTCCTTTTCCGCGTCGCTCAGTACGCGCGCGAGAACCGCGCGCGCATAGTCAAGGCGCTCGTAATCGCGGCGGCCGTGATCGTCGCCGTCCTGCTGATCGTCGCCGGCGTTGAGCGCTGGAAGCAGTGGCGATACGAGAAGCGCGTCCAGGCCCTGGAACAACAGTTTCGCGACGCTGACGCCAAGGCGAAAGACGCCCAGCAGCGCGCCGACGCCAAGCAGCGAGAGATCGACGCGAAACAATCCGAACTGCAGTTCTGGGAAGCGCGCGCCCAGGCCGCCGATAACGCACTGCGTAACGCCAAGCAGAAGGTCGTCACGCTGAAGGAGACTTATGAAACTATTCGCTATACCCCTATGCCTGGTGACCCTGTTTCATGTGCAGACGCTTGCTCTAAACTTGCGGCAATCGGATACCCCTGCAAGTGAATGTCCCGGGCTGGCGCGCGCCTGCTCTGCCGCCGCGAAGGAGCTGGCAGCGGCGCGAGACTTCATCGAGGGGCTCAAAGAGCAGATCGCGGCGGCCGACGAGAGGATTACGGTCGCGCAGAAGGAAATCGAAACACTCAGGCGGATTGGCGCTCTATCCACCGAGCGCGCGAAAGAACTCGAAGCGGTTATTGCGGCCGAGAAAGATCAAGTATCGCTGCTCTTGAGGCGGAAAGAGATGCTTGAGCAGCGAATTACTAGTCTTGAAAAGCAACTCGGCCGCGCCAGGAAACTGGCGCTGATCACAGGCGTCGCCGCGGCGGTCGGGATTCTGATCGCCCTCGGTAAATAAATCGAATTCTGACGGGCGGTTTCGTTGCTGGGGAGCTTGACGCCGCCGCCTGTCGGGACGGGCGGGGGGAGCGTGAGGAAACGGGGCTAGAATGCGCTTTCTCCGCCCGAATCTCAGGTGAAACACAATCTCACAAAAGAACAACGCAAACTACTGGTCGCCTGGGCCGCCGAGGGGCTCGAACTGTGGGAGATCAACGAGCGCGCTCACCTATGCGATCCGCCGTTTAAGGTCGAATGGAATCAACTCAAACACGTTCGTAAGCAGGCGAAGAAGACCTACTCTCAGCTCAAGGAAGAGTTCGAGCGTGAGGCGGTAAACGAAGGCCTCGCCCGGCGCGCCGTCCGGCTTCGCGAGAAGATGGAGCGGCATGCGCTGCTCAAGCAGGTGATCAGGGAGCGCGCCGATCACGTGGAAATGCAGGACGCCCCGGGCGGCAAGACTGGAACACTCTGTCTCGACTACAGAGGGAAAGACGCGGACCGGGCGGTTTACAAACTCGACGCCGCTCTGCTGAAGGAAATGCGCGAGCTCGAGCGGGAGATCGCAATCGAATTGGGCCAGTGGGCCGAGCGCAAGGAGGTCAGCGGCCCGGACGGCGGCGCGGTCCCGGTCTCGATCAACGATTTGATCAACAAAGTTTATGGCAGCGGTCCTGACCCAGGCGGAGAGTGAATTTCAGAGCGCCGCCCGGCGCGCTGGCGTCCCGCGCGACCAGCTCCAGAACTTCCTCCGCGCTTACTATGTCCCACAGCCGAAGCAACTGCTCTTCCATGCGGCCTGCCGTGCGGCGGATAAGGCCGACGGGCCGGACCAGATCGGCTTCGGCGGCGCCCGCGGCCCTGGCAAATCGCACGGCGCTTTCGCCCAGGTCGCGCTCGACGACTCCCAGCGCTGCCCCGGCCTCAAGACTCTTTACATTCGCAAGATCTCCAAGAACGCGCGCGAACAGTTCGAGGACCTGCGCCGCGCCGTCCTTCGAAATGTGCCGCATGATTACAACCGCTCGGGCGTGATCACTTTCGCAAACGGCTCGCGCATCGTGACGGGACACTTCCGCACCGAGGGCGACGTCGACCAGTACCTCGGCCTCGAATACGATGTAGTTGTGATCGAGGAGGCTACAACCCTAAGCCTGGCCAAATACAAAACCTTGCGCGACTCGAACCGGACTAGTAAGCCCGGCTGGCGGCCCCGCATTTATGCAACCACCAATCCAGGCAACGTCGGCCACGTCTGGTTCAAGGACCGATTCATTACGCCGGCGCGCAAGTTCCACGAAACCGATACGCGCTTCGTGTTTGCGACTGTGGACGACAACCGCCTGGTCGATCCGGGCTACAAGAAGAAGCTCGAAGACAACACCGGCTGGAAGCTCCGCGCATATAGATTCGGCGACTGGGACATAGCGGCCGGCCAGTATTTCTCGACCTGGAATTACGACGAGCACACCTGCGAACCGTTCATCATTCCCGCGCATTGGCCTGTCTGGGGCTGTCTGGATTACGGCTTCACTCATCCGACGGCGTTCTATTTGCTGACCGAATTCGACGGCGAAATCACGATCACCGGCGAGCACGTGGAGGCGAAGAAACTGCCTAGAGACCACGCTGAGGCGATGGCCCGCATTGCTTCCAAACACGGCAGGCGGATCGAAGACATCTCGGTCTTCGCCGGCGCGGACGTCTTCGCTAACAAAGGGGACGAGAACGCGAAAACCATCGCGCAACAGTACGAGGCGCACGGCGTGAATATGGTCCCGGCCCCAATGGACCGCATTTCAGGCTGGGGCGAGATGCTCGATCTACTCGGCGACCCGGGACGCGATGAGAACCCGATCCCGGCGCGGCTCAAGATCACGCGCGATTGCGTGAAGCTGATCGAATGTGTCCCGGCCCTGCAGCACAACCCGAACAAGCCGGAGGACGTGCTCAAATGGGACATCGACGACGAAGGGACTGGCGGAGACGATCCGGCCGATGCCGCCAGGTACGGACTAATGGCCCGGCTGATCGATCCCGAGAGCGCTCCGGCGGTCGGCGGGACCAGAAATCATCTCGTCGTTCGCTGATTTTCTCTTGCAATTTCAAAGCCTTAGTTTGTAGACTCTGGTTTCAATTCGAAAATTTCCCGCACGCGCCACCGGCGCCAAGCGGAGTGCGCTTCACGTAGGCCAAGACGTCCAGAAATGGGCGGACTTGGCCTTTTCCGTTTTATGGACGAAGAACAGCGTGAACAACTAGGCGAGCAAATCGAGAAATTGAGCAATCTGCTCGGAGGCGAAGCTCTACCGCTCGATCTCTCCCAGAAACACGCTTACCTGGTCAGCAATCTGAAGGACGTCTACAAGGCGCTGCGAGCTCTCTATGTCGAGGCTGGCGGCGAGGACGCTTGGGCGGTCTACGATCAACATTTGGCAGTGAAGTAATGGGCAAAAGGTCAGCCAGAAGGAATAGATTTCGCACCGCCGGCGCGAACGCGCTGAAGGACGCTCCGTCTGTTCAAACCGCCGCTTTGACCGGATCCCCCACCTATAGCGGCGAGTCCTCGGCCACAGCCGATTATGACCCCACTCTTGAATACGTCGCCGGCTACGGCCAGGCGTACAGCGCACTCAATCGCCAGATCCCGGCGCAGCCGCACGACCCCAAGGCGCCCGAAGTTACATTCGAGACCTATCGCCAGATGCTCAACGACCCGGAGGTCTGCAGCGACGTGCGGACGCTGGTCCAGATGGCGCTAGGCGACGGGATGCAACTCGCGCCGGCCGTCGAGGGTAAGCAGGTGGACGAAGACGCGCCTGAGTTCGCCGGCGCGCTTGAGGTCGCGCAGTTCTGCGAGCGCGCGCTTTCAACCCTGCGCAAGCCACTTCAAGAGACGCTGGCGGGCATCGTGGAGGGCGCGCTCACTTACGGCCATAAGACCGCCGAGATCACCTGGAAACTCGGAACGGGCGTAGACGCGAACAAATTAGTCCTGGCCAGAATCGCACAGAAGGATTACAGGACCTTAGATTTCGTCGTCGATCGGTTCTGGAATCATCTCGGCTTCACTCCGCGAACGCCGGCGCAGAATCTCTCAGCGAAGGCAGTCATTCCCCGCGAAAAGTTTTTCCACCTGGCGCTACACGAAGAGGACGAGGACCCGCGAGGCCGTAGTTCGATCAGGACGGTATTCACCGCCTGGACGTTCAAATGCATGGCCTGGCCGGAGTACAAGCGCTGGCTCGACAACTGCGCGCTGCCTTCGATCGTCGGCAAGACGGCGCCGAAGCAGCCGGGCGAGGTGCAGCGCAATACGGACGGGACGCCGAAAGCGGGCGGCAAGCAGCTCTCAGCGGCCGAAGCGATGCGCGATGCGCTGGTCAATCTGAAAAACGCATCCGTCGCGGTCCTACCCAATGGCGCCGAAGTGGATCAGCTCGAAGTCGTCGGCGAGGGCGCGGGCTTCGAGCGCGCGATTAACGTCGCCGATAGCCAGATCAGTAAGGGAATCCTTTACCAGACGCTGGCCACGTCGGAGGCGCAGTATGGCACGCGCGCTCAATCTCAAACCCACATGCAGGTGCTCGACCTGATGGTCTGGTGGTTGAAAGGGAGGGTCGCGGAGGCAATCAGGTGCGACCTGGTCGAAAAGGCCGTCCGCTACAACTTCGGCGACGAGGCGCTGCGCTTCACTCCAATGGTCAGCCTCGGCGACAGCGAGCGCCGCGACTGGGCGACCGACGCCACCGCGGCCGTCGCGCTCTCGCCCGAGATCACCGATTCGCAGTGGAACTCGGTCACAGAACAGCTCGGACTGCCGCAGCCTTTGCCGGGCGAGCAGCCGCGGGGAATGGTCCGCCAGCAGCAGATCGCCGAACAGCGAGTGCAGACGCCTGCACCGCAGGGGCGCATAACTTTCAGGCCTCGATCCGGCGCGTTCGTCACTATCAAGGCGAGGAGGGCTTCGTAATGGCGTTTCGGGCTTTCACTCTGGCCTGTTCGATACCGTGGGCGATCACTCCGGAGGCGCTCCAGCAGATCCTCGAAATCTCGACGCGAGAGCACATGCCGGACTTCGAGGCCGTCGCGGCGAAGAAGTCGCGCAGGATGGACGGGTCGGAGAGCGCCAGGATTCGCGAGGGCGGCGTCGCAGTGATCAATGTCACCGGGCCAATCTTCCGATATGCCGACTTTTTCACGGACTTTTCGGGCGGCGCGACGATCGAGAGCATCTCGAAGGACTTCAACGCGGCGCTCAACGATCCGTCCATAAGCTCAATTCTTCTCAACATTGACTCACCGGGCGGGGAAGTCGCCGGCGTCAACGAATTCGCCCAGATGGTCTTCAGCGCACGAGGAAGCAAGCCGATCGTCGCGTATGTGGATGGCCTCGGCGCGTCGGCGGCTTATTGGATTGGAAGCGCCGCGCACGAGATCGTCACCGACGCGACCGGGATGATCGGAAGCATCGGCGTCGTGGCTGCCGTCCCGAATCCAGACAAGAAATCAGCGCGCGAAGTCGAGTTCGTCTCCAGCCAGTCGCCGAAGAAGCGCCCGAACCCCAACACGGAATCCGGCAAGGATCAGATCCAGGCGCTGGTCGATGATCTCGCCGACGTCTTCGTCTCGACAGTCGCCCGGAATCGAGGCGTAAGCGTGAAGACCGTGCTCGGCGAATTCGGCCAGGGCTCCGTGCTGGATGGCGCGAAGGCTGTTGAAGCTGGGCTCGCCGACAGGTTAGGCAGTTTCGAAGAAGTCGTTTCCGATCTGGCGGCGGGCAAAAAGCCGCGCCGCTACAAACCTAAAATGGCGGCCGAGGCCGCGGAGGTAGAAGACATGACTATCGCAGAGAAATTCGAGACCATGAAGGCGCGGCTGATAGACGCCATTAAGGGCGAAGTTGAGGGTGCGACCGACAAAAGCGCCGCGCGGGCGGCCGAGGCGGCGGAGGCGCAAGCCAAATCCGCCGAAGAAGACGCCGCGAAAATGGCCGCGGCCGAGGCCGAAAACGAGCGCCTGCGAAAGCAACTCGCCGCCGAGCGTGATGAGAAAACCAAGGCCGAGGCCGAGGCCTTCGTCAAGGCGCAGATCGCGGCCGGCCATCTTTTCCCGGCTGAAGCGCAGCCGACGGTCAGCCAGTATCTGGTCGCCGCGGCCGACGACCAGGAGCGCCCGCTTTCCGAAGGCAGTCGCGTCGCGTCCCTGCGAGCGATGATCCAAGCGCGCCCTTCGAACAAGTTGACCGAAGAGTTGACCGTCGGCCCGAGCGACAAGGTCTTGAAGGCCGACGAGAACTCGCAGACCGAAATGAGCGAGGAGCGGCGCAAGGAACTGCTCGGCAAGACGCCCGCGGGCAAGGCCGCGCTGAATCTCGTCAAGTAATAGCCGCGCTTACAGCCGGCCAAAACTGCAATGCACGAAAGGAGCGTGATCAACAATGCCACAAGTTCATACTTTTTCAGGTGACAAACTCCAGCCGGCGATGAATCCCGATTTGGCGCGGACCGTCTCCGTCAAGATCGTTCCGTCGAAGACCCTGGCCAAAGGGACGGTTCTGGGGCGCGTCGCCGCCTCCAACCTCTGGGACGCTTATGTCGACACCACCACGACAGACCCCGCGCGCGCAATCCTCGCGTATGACGTGGTTACCGACGCCGGCGGACTGCACTACTACGGTGGGCAGGCGTCAAGCGAGCAGGGTCAGGGCGAGCCATCTGTGCCGGCTTACATCAATGGCGATTTCTTTGACGCTGATCTCGTCGGTCTAGATGCGAACGGCCTGACCAATCTGGGCGGCCGGATCATCTTCGGCGACGACCTGAACGACGCGAACGCGGTCGTCCATATTCCGTAATTCGGCGCGAGCCGTTTAACCCTTCCGCAAGAGGCTTTAAATAGGAGAGCAAAACAATGTCAACATTCGCTTTTCCAACCGCCGCTGAGTTACGCAGGATCGAACAGGATAAGCTGCCGAACCTGATCGCGCAGCGACCTATTTTCTCCATTATGCCGATCGAGAGCGTCGATTCCCACATCCTGATGTGGGAGCAGGAAGACAACTACGTCGGCCTGCAGCAGATTCGTGGACTTAATGGCGCGCCAGGTCGAGTCAAGAAGACAGGCGCGAAGCGATTCATCATGCAACCGGGCGTCTACGGCGAGTATTCGACGATTGACGAGCTCGAGCTAACCGAGCGCCGCCAGTGGGGCACGTTCGGGCAGCCCGTGTCGATTGACGATCTGGTGATGCGCGAGCAAGACCGGCTGCTGGGCCGCCGATTGGACCGTCTTGAGTTCATCGGCTGGACTTTGCTCGTCACCGGCACGTTTTCGATTGCCGGTCCTGACGGGCTGACCTACCAGACCGACACCTTCGCGCTGCAGACCTCGTCCGGTTCGGCCTGGGGCACACCGGCGACAGGAACTCCGCTCGCGGATCTGCGCGCCGTGCAGCTCCTAAGCCGCGGCCACAGCGTTAACTTCGGCCCGGAGGCGCGCGCCATCATGAACCGCGTCACCTGGAACAAGCTGATCGCGAACACGAACGCGGCCGACCTCGGCAGCAAGAAGGGCATGGGCCTGCAATCGATCACGAGCGTCGGCGATGTTAACCGGATCCTGGCCGGCGAGGGCCTGCCGCAGATCGAGATCAACGATACCGGCTTCCTGAACGACGCCGGGACCTTCGTCCCCTATATCGCAGACAACAAGACGGTGATCGTAGGCAGGCGCACGGACGGTGGTCGCGTCGGCGAATACAGGATGACCCGCAACGCCAACAATCCGGGCCTCGCGCCTGGCGCTTACACAGACGTGATTGATCGCGGCGCTGTCGGCAGCGGTCGCCAGGTTCCGCGCACGATCGAAGTTCACGATGGGCACAATGGTGGGCCCGTCATTTACTTCCCCTCGGCGCTCGTGATTCTGACCACGACGTAGGTTGGGCTTCTTCATGCGGACCCTCCTTCCAGTTACCGGCCCCGGGCTTCGCGCTTCGGGGCCGGGTTTCTTCAAAGAGTTATGGCAAAGACAAGCAAGCCAGAAGCAAAGCAAAAGCGATACAGAGTGACCTTTTCGCACCTTCGCGATGCGAATGGCAACGATCACTTCAAAGACGAAGTTCTGACCGAGGAAGAAATCGGCAACGCCGAGCTTCATCTGTCGCGCGGCGCTATTGAAGAAGTCGTCGAAACCGTCGAAGAGGCCCCTGAAGCTAAAACTGAGAGCTAATGCCGACCGTCGCACAGATCGAAAACGCCGACATCCTGAACGCCTCGCAGGCGACGCGGCTGATCCGCGCCATCAGGGCGTCGGAGACCTACCGCGAGGACACGGCGAAATGGCCCGCCGTCGAATCGAAGGTCTTCGGGCGCGTAGCACGAAAGAAGGTGATCACCGGCGCCAGCAACGCCACTCCCATCGTGATCACTTCCGCGGGCCACGGCTTCACGGCCGAGGACCTGGTCACCGTGCAGGGCGTGGGCGGCGCTACGGCAGCGAACGGCGTTTGGATCGTGGCCAACCCCATGGACGACACTTTCGAGTTGCTCGGCTCGGTCGGCAACGGGGCGTACACGTCAGGCGGGGAAGCGCTCGATCTCGTCTCGCAGCATCTGTCCGCGATCGTCGCCGCGCTCGATGCGATCGGCGACGGGACGGTCGGAATCAAGGGCGGTCGCGACGGGACGGATTACTCGCAGACGCGCGATCGCGAGGAACTGGTTAAGGAAGCGCTCGCTGCCCTCTTCACGAGCGCCGAGGACGCGGCGAGCGGGGCTTACGCGTTCGGTCAGAGGGGTTTTCGATGCTGCGCGCTGTGCGGGTGCGCGACCTGCAGATGCGCGACGGTCGGAATGAGGGGTTGTTGAATGCCCGACATGAAATACAGCGAGGCTGACCAGGTGGCTACGCCCGCCAGGGCGACCGAATGGGGCGTCGCTCATAGCGGCAACCCGGAGTCGCTCTCGCTGGGGCAGGTCGATGAGTTCGTTCACGACAAAGGATCGGACGTCGCCTCGGCCGCGACCGTCACGCTCGGCGACGGCCATTATTTCCACATCACCGGCACGACGACAATCACGGATATCGACTTCACCGACAGTTTCGACGGACGCTATGCGATTCTGGTCTTCGACGGCTCGCTGACCCTGACGCACAACGGGACCACTCTCAATCTGCCGGGCGGCGCCAATATTCAGACGCAGGCGGGAGACGTGGCGATCGTTGTGGTGGACGCCGGCGACAACGTGAAGGTGGTTCATTATCTGAAGGCTGCGAATCCTGTCGCTCGTAGTCCGGTTTATAACGCCTCCGCGGCGAATCAGGGCGCCGGGTTCTCATCCGACACCTACCTGACCGGATCCTCAATCGCAATTCCCGCAGGCGCGCTGAAGGTGGGCACGATGTACCGCTGCGTCTTCAACGTAACGAAGACGAACGCCGGCACCGCGACCCCTATCATCAACGTCAGGATCGGGACCAACGGGACGACCGGTGACACGTCTCGCGGAACTCTCACTTTCTCCGCGCAGACTGCGGCAACAGACGAAGGCACGTTTGAGGTGCGGGTCACATTCCGATCGGTCGGCGGCGGGACCAGCGCGGTCATACAGAGTCTTGGGCAGCTCAGACACCGCCAGTCTGTTACGGGATTGGGCACTGGCGTTTCAGAGCCTGAGGTGGCGACTTCCGGCGGATTCGACAGCACGGTTGCAAACCTGATCATCGGCCTGAGCGTCAACGGCGGAGCGTCTGCTTCTTGGACTGTTAACCTGGTGCAAGCGGAACTGGTTAATCTGGCGTAAATGTGGCTTATCGAAGCTCCAGCACGAATTCCGGCAATAGCGCGACGCCGTCGGTGGCCGTTCCGGCGGATGTCGAAGCCGACGACATTGTTCTTTTAATTTGCGGCATAGACCACCTGGACGCCGACTTCCAGACGGCTGACTGGCCCGAAGGATTCGAGGAGCTACAGGAAGCCAACCTTACTCTGGACGGGCATTCCGCGGCATTGGGATGGAAGAGGCTGACAGAGGCGGATGCCGGATCTTACACCTTCGGCAATCTGGGGCAGTCGGGCGATTGGATATGTCAGGCGGCGGCTTTCAGCGGACGCCACGCGAGCGATCCGCCCGTCGCCACAGTCAACACCAACAACGATAACAACACCAATCCCGTCACTGTCACGGCGAATGGCGTAACAGCGGTTGAGGGTGATGATCTGTTGTGGGGTTCAGCGCCGGACGTGACGCTGAACAATGTCGGGAACGGCCACACGCCGCCAACCGACTTTACAGAGCGGCAAGACGCCGAAAACCAATGGGCGAACCTTTCAATCGCCACGCGCGACAACGTCAGCGCGGGCGCAACTGGAAGCGTTTCCGGAACGTTCGCCATAACCGGCAACGGCGCCGGCTGGGCGGCGTTTCTCGTGAGGATTCCCGTCGCCGAGGCGGGGACGCCGGGTGGGTATTGGCTGCAAGAGGACGGGTTTAGATGGGTGCTCGAGGACGGCTCGGGGTTTTGGGTCCAGGAGGGGACGGAAAGCGCCCCACCGGTCGAGCTGGATTCGATCGCAACCGGCAGAAGCGCCGCCGGGTCCGTGTTGCAACTCACGGTCGGTCTGTCGTCGCGGGCAGCGGGTGCTGGAAGCACCCGAGCAGGCGTCAATGTCGCGCAGGCAATCGCCTCGCGGGCGAGCGGCGCGGCCAGGACGATGGCTCAGTCTTCGATAGCCCGAGCCTTGTCTGTCAATGCCACGGGCAGAACCGCGACGCGAGCGGGGGCCAACGTTGCGCGATCTTTGACTACAAATGCGGCCGGATCGGCCCGAACGCTAGCGAGCGCCGCAATCGCGCGCGCACTGTCGGTCAGGTCGGCCGGTCAATCGCTGGCGCTATCCGTAATCGAAGCGGGAGGCTCGATCGCCGCGCGCGTAATGGCCGGCGCGCGGGTCGTCGGTTCGCTGGTGATGGCGAGGTCTCTGGATGCGGCCGTCGGCGGAAGATCCGCAACCCGGGCCGGACAGAACGTCGCGCTGGCGCTGTCCGCAATATCCGGAGGCGGCGCAGCAGTTAAGGCGAGCGCGTCCGTCGCGCGGGCGCTGGTCGCGAGGTTGGCGTCAGTCGCTTCAGCGAGGGTCGAACAGACGGCAAGCCGCGCGCTGTCGGCCGTAATCAGAACCGGCGCAAGTGTCCGCGCGACCCTGCCGCCGCTTTTTGAGGAAGTCGTCGGCATCGTCAGGACGCTTCTGCGAGGCTCGATGCGCCGGCAGGAGGTCAAGGCGCCGGCGGGCAGGACCTTGATCACGGCGAGCGCCCAGATAAGCAAGCCGATCACGGCCAGCGGGCAAACGAGGACTCTGATCACGGCGAGCGCCCGTATCAGAATTCCGATCGTGGTAAGAGCTGTAAATATGATCGCTAAAAACGTCACTCTGAAAGGCTACGTGATCGGCGACGACACCGAGATCGCCTTCCAACTGACCGATTGGCCGGCCGGCGTCCTACTCGCGAAGGCTTACTTCACGATGAAGAAGTCTCTCAAAGATGCCGACGCGGCGGCGATCATTCAGCGCGAGATCACCCTAAGCCTGACCGCGGAGGGGCAGATCACGGCCAACGGGTCGACCGGAACGGCCGAAGGCTATTTCCTGATCAGGCATCAGGACGCCGAGTGGGCGAACGTGAAGCCGGATCTGGACTATTTTTTCGACATTCAGCCGATCACCGATCAGGCGACGGTTCAAACGCCGATTGTCGGCACGATTTCATTTATCAAGGGGCGCACTGACGCGGCCTCGTAGAGGAGATAGGCGATGCCCGGAAGCAAGTCCGACTTTTTAGAAAACGAGCTGCTGGACCACGTGCTCGGCAACGCGGCCTATACGGCGCCGGCTAATATTTACGTCGGGCTGTTCACGGCCGCGCCCACCGACGCGGGCGGCGGCACGGAATGCAGCGCAGGCAACTATGCGCGCAAGAGCGTCACGAATAATGCGACGAACTTCCCGGCGGCATCCGGCGGGCTGAAGCAAAACGGCGCGGTTATCGATTTTGTGACCGCGAACGCTGACTGGGCTCCGCCTTCAACGCCCGTTGTAGCGTTCGGCCTCTTCGATGCGGCAAGCAGCGGCAACCTACTCTATTGGGGCTGGCTCGGAACGGACGAAGGCAAACTTTTCACAGGGCTCAACGCGGGCGACGTGCTGACGGTTCCGGGTCACGCGCTTGTGAACAACGACCAGGTCCGCTTGCTGGCCGTCCCGGGCGCGAGTCTCCCGGCCGGCCTCTCCGAAGGAACGACCTATTTCGTCATCTCCGTTTCCGGCATCACGCTGCAGCTTAGCCTCACGCAGGGCGGCGCGGCGGTGACGCTCACGGGCGATGGCAGTGGGCTGATCGCAAAGATCACATCTAAGGCCGTGCAGAACGGCGACACGCCGAGCTTCGCGATTAACGCGCTGCAGATACGCGAGGATTGATGGCTGGAATTCTGACACAAGCTCATATGCAACGCCTCGAAGCGCTTCGGCGCGTTCGCCACGAACTGCAGGGCGAAGAATCCTCGATCTCGCTACTGAAGCGCGACGCGACGAATGCGCTCGTGGAACTGGCCTCCATAGACGCCGGCTGGACCTACGGCGACAGGGAGAAGGACGGAGGCCGGTTGCATCCGGCGGTGATGTTTGAACTGCAGATCGCCGAGGAGTTGATTACGTCGGCTGAGGTTTACCAGACGGTGGCAGTCCAGCACGGCCAGCAGCGGTTTTCAATCGCTCGAATCACGCCAGGCGAGCCTGGAATCTTTCCGCCGGCGGGGCTTCAACGCTACTGGCGATTCTGGCTGGCGCCGCTTGAGGAGATCGCATGAGATTCGAGGTGATAATCACGCCTGAATTCCAGCGGTCAGTGATTCGCCAGATGAAGCCGATCATAGAGAAAGACCTTAACGAATTGCGCGAGATCATGTTCGAAGAGTTCCAGGCCCCAAAATCCGGCCGCGAATACCGGCGCCCTAGTGGCGGCGTTTACCGAGCGTCGGCGCCGGGCGAACCGCCGGCGATCCGAACCGGCAATCTGCGGGATTCGATCAGCGAGCCGGACGTTCGCGAGACGGCTCCGGGCGTCGTCGGCGAGATCGAAATCACGGCGCCGTATGCTCTGGGGCTAGAGGAGGGCAGGGGACGCGTTGCGCCTCGCCCATTCGTTATACCGGCGATTGACGCGCTGCTAAAGGGGCTGAACCGGATTGGAGGGCGATAGGTGGCGAGCGAGATCGAAATCAGGGAGGCGATTGTCGCGCGAATCCAGGGCGCGCTATCTGTTTTCACGCCAACGCCGATCGTTTTGCCTCGGGACGTCACCGGGATTCTTGAGTCGGGGACATTTAGCGGACTGCTCGACACGGCAAACAAAATCCACGTCTGGGTGGTCACGCAGCGCAGCATGCTGCCGGACGATATTCGCCAGGGCGGGACGTTATACGAACTGGCCTACGACCTGACACAGATCATTCAGTACCGCAGCGGCTCTGACGCGTCGAATTCGGACAGAGAGGCGAGTTTGGAGCGTGATGCTGTGATCAACGCCTTTCGCTACGTCGGCGAGCTGCCGGACATTCTCAAGCGCGCGCGCGTGCAGCCCGTCGAATGGCCCGTCGGCGCGATTGACAGACCCGAGCCGATCACGCGCGGGACGGCGCGGCAATCGAAAGCGATTCTGCGCGCAAGCAATTTTTACGGACCTGTGACCTGTAGTTAACGGAGGAAAAATGGCGATCGACAATCTAATACAAGATGCTGAATTATTCATCTCGACGCGGGAGGGCGCTTTTAATACGCCTGTCACCGTCGGCACTTCATACGAGCGCGCCGGCTGGCAGAACGCGGCCGTTTACGTTCCCGAGCCGGAATTCTCGACCGACGCCGGCAGGGCGGGGAACGCGAGCGAATTCCAGACCGGCCAATGTCTAAAGCGATTCTTGCCCGCGGCCATCGGTTGCGCCGATCGCGCGAACTTCAAACTTTACGGGAAGATCGCCATGCGGGGATTCGGCGGGACTCCTGCCGCTCCTGTGAACGTGGCGGGCGTCGCTTATCGCCACTCAGCGGCATTGCTACCGAAGGCCGCAGGGCTTCAATTGCCATCGTTCAACGCGATCACCGTAAGCGGCGGCGCTTCGACGCTGTGGCCCGGAACCGTCGTCAATGACTTCTCGATGTCGCAGAATCTCGACGAGGACGTCCAGATCGCGTTCAGTTTGTTGACCTCCGGCAAACACCGCATTCCGCACCTCGTTGGGACCCAACAAGTCGAAACGGCCACCGCCGCGGGAACCGTCTCCGGGTCCGGCAACGCCAAAGCTACTATCACGTCGAATTTGATCGCAGGCGGATCTCGCGTCGTGATATTCGCCGTCACGGCCTCAGATACGGCGGCCGTCTGGGCGGGCAAATGCCGCACGGCGCTGACGAACGATCCGGTCATCAGCGATTTATTTATAGTGAGCGGCGCGAGCACCTCGATCATTCTTACCGCCCGCCACACTGCGCCGAACGATACGACGCTCAATATTGCCACGGACAACGACACCAGCACTGGAATCACCCCCGCGCCAACATCCGCCAATACCACGGGCGGCGTCTATCAGCTGCCCGATCCGCCGGCGTTTACTTGTCTCGATCCGAAACCCTTTCTGGAATACACCGACGACGTCGGCCTGCGCGACCTATCCTCTGATTGCAGATATCGCAGTTGGAGCTGGGCGCTCAGCAACAACCACAACACGCAAACCGCCAGATGCGCGGGCGATCCTAAGCAAAAGCGCGGTGACTACGCGATCACGACTCCAGGCGTCGGCGTCGCCGCATATGCGAATAAGAGCGTCCGAGGCGCGCGAACGATCTCGGCCGAGATCGTCTACCTGGTTAATAGCCGCGTTTCAGAGTGGGAGAAAATGTGCGATTCGATCCAACTAACAAACGTCAAGATGGGGGCGCGCGGGGTGGTTCTCGACGCCGTGGCGCCGACGTATGAGGAATTATCTATCGTAATCCCGAAGGCCAAATTCAACGGGGTCAGGGGCGACAACGTGGACGGTTACGCGGCGTTTCGGTTCAGTTTCGCGGCCGAATTCGACGCGACGACGATCGCCGCGCGCATAGATGTCGTCAACAACCTGGACGGCGTTACGCCGGTTTTCAATTGAGGAGCTATGGCGAAAGACAAACCGACAATCGAAGAAGTTTCAGTCGAGGATCCGCCGGTGATCGTCGTAATGGAGCCCGGCGCCACCGCTGAAACCCCTGAGCAGCGCGAGGAGCGGCTGAAGCGCGAGGACTACGCCAGGCGCAACGCTGAGGCGATCAGGGAGCGCGAAGATATCATGCGCCGCAATGGCGTCATCGGACCGGATGAGTCACTCACGACGGACATGGAAGCGGCCATTCGCCAACGGTGCTGCAATTGAAGATTTGGAGTTTATTGCGCGCGATTTGGTCTTTCTACCGTTGGGGCGATGTTCCGATCGTCAAATACGACCAGCGGCAACTGGTTTGCCTGCGCTGCGAATATGTACAGGTCGTGAAACACGGGATCTTCTGTCGCGCCTGCGGCTGTCCGCCGTCGGCGCTTAGCGATATGCGAACGAAATGGCGGATGCGCGATCTGAAGTGTCCGCTGGGAAAATGGTAAGGAGGATAAATGTTCCATTTAATTGAAGGACTATTTTTTGAGCGGCTGCCGGACGGATCAGTGCGCATCCTGAAGACAAACGGCGTCCTGGAAAGCGATCCGGTGGTTTTCGATATGGTCATTGACGCGGCTCAATGGGATGGCGTTGTCGCCGGGCTCCAGCACGGCTTTAAGGTGCAGGTCGGGGCCAAGCCGCCAGAGGAAGACTGATAACCATCGGCTCGCTTACTCGCGGGTTGATCACTCCGAGGACAAAGCGCGAAACCTTCACGCGCCGCGGGCCGATCCACTTATGAAGGCGCCTGGAGGGAGGCATATGTCAGAAGGCAATGGCTTTTTTCAATTCGACGAACAAATCCACATAGTCAGCTTTCCAGCCACCACGAAGGCGGGAGGCACGAGGACCGTATCTCATCGCCTGCGCAAGCCGACGCTGGAAGAACTGAACGAACATCAAGGCCTGATCAAATACGAAACCGTTAAGGCCAATTCCCGCGAAACCGAGGTACGTACTGATCAGTCGGCGGCCGATGCGCGACTATGGGAAAGGATTGTCGAGGCCGTTAGATACTACGACGGCGGGGATGAGTGGCAGGAATTGGATATTGCGGCAAAAGCACGCTTCAACCCAAGCCATAAATCCGACGCCATCAACCTGCTTTACGCTGTGCGCTCGAAGATCGAAGGCGACGGGGATTTTGTGCCGATTGGCCCCAGCGATTGGACGATCAAACAGGAGATCGGCCCGAATAAAGACCCGGATTTCGTTGTCTACCACGTCTTACGGGAGCCGACGGAAGAAGAGCGGCAGAAATACACTCGGGCCAAGTCGAGCACAATGTATGTAGCTGGGGCGCGGCGTGAAGAGGCGAGGATCAGAACGTATCTGAAAGCGCACATCGAACTATATGACGCGCTCGTTCAGGAAATTAAAGGCGCCACAGTCGCGGGAGAATCGTTTTCTTCACCCAAGCGCAAAGAGTTTCTCGCCGCAATCGATCCTATGTGGAAACGGGATGTAGTGCAGACCCTGATGGGTGCGCTTGAGGCGCAAATGTCGGACTGACTGACGCGCTTCAGGCCTGGCTCGACGCATTCTTTGAAGCGCGACGCAAAAAGGACGGGAAAAGCTGTAAAGGTGAAGATGATTGTTTGAAGAATGGGCGACCGGACGGCAATCAGGGGATCCGTGGCAGGAAAGACGCCGAGATTGATGGAATCTGCGCTAAATGTCCGTTTCTGCCAACTAAGCCCGGCAATATTTCGATGCACATTGCGTCCCTCGTCGGCGCGGCTTACCGGATGGAAGCGTTGCTGGGAGAGAACGCAAGCGGCGTCTATCCAAACTTTTACACCCCCCTGGAATGGGAATGTTATCTTACTCTGAAATATGCGAGGGCGAAGGATATGGATCGAGACTTGCCGAATGCTCCGAAACCGCAGCAAAGCAACGTGGCGGCGCAGATGGCATTAGGGGTGAGGCGGTGATCAACGGGCGTTGATTAGACACTCGGAAAGTAGTTGGAGAGAAAAAAGAGCGATCAGAAGAAAGAGGCGGTATTTATGTCGCTTTGTGGAAATTCGATGGCCGCACCAATAGCAAAAATTGCCGCCGTCTTCATTTATTGATTTGCAGATCGGGCAATATCGCATGGGCGGGATTCTGCATTAGTTAGAGCGAAAAATAAATGGCCAGAGAGATCGTTGTAAAATTCGTAGCAGACACGAAGGAATTTAACAAGGCGCTCGACGAGTCCAAGCGCAAGTTGGAGAGCGCAGCCGGGGGCGGGGCCAAGGAATTTGGCGGGATGCGCTCGGCGATCAGCGCATCAACGGCCGCTCTCGCGGCGTTCGGTGTGGCGGGCGTGGCGGCGTTCAGACAGATCGGCTCTGCCGCGCTCGACGCCGCAATCAAGATCGACAAGCAGGTCAGTACGCTTAGGGCTCTTACTGGATCAGCCGAGGCCGCGACGAAGCGATTTCAGGAACTCTTCAAGATCGCGCAGGCGACGCCGGGACTTACAACGAGTCTTGCGCTCACACTCGACACGCAATTACGCATCTTCAACGTCTCTCAGCGCACTATCAATTCATTGCTGCCAGTGATAGGCCGTCTAAACGCAATTTCCCCGCTCGGGGATCCGAAACAGTTCGTAAACAACCTGACGCAACTGATCTCCCAGAACTTCGAGCGCTCCGACTTGAAAGAACTCGTCGGTCAGTCTCCGATCGCGGGCAATCTGATCAAGCAAATCTTCAACGTGGACAATCCTACCAATGCCGAAGCGATCCGGGCGGCCGCGAAGCGTATGGGCGTTACCACAGTCGAGCGGTTGGCCGAGGAACTGGTCAAGGCTGGAGAAAATAATTCGGCATTGAAAAACGCCGTCGAGACGCTCGGCGGACAGTTCGACAAGTTACAAGACCGCCTCGATGTTGCGCTCGCGCCTCTCGGAAGAGAACTGGCGACGACCCTAATACCTATCTTCGAGGATTTGGTCAAATTCACGGAACAGGCAGGCAAAACCGCTGCCGAAGTCTTCAGGGATTCAAAAACCGAGATTATTGCCGTGGCGCGCGAATTGGGGAATGTGACTATTCAACTCGGCAACATTATCAGCAAAGTGGCTCAACTCGCGGCCCCGGGCGGCTTCCAGGAGATAATGCGCGAAACGGCTCTAATGCTCGCGACAATCGGCGACATAACGTCTGGCGATTTCGGCGGGACTCGAACAAGAAAGCTCGCCGAGCAGTTTTTTAATGAGGATGTCCGCGCCGATCAGCAGGCGGCGGCGGCAAGGCGGCTACCTGCGGGCGTCTCACTCAATAGCGCATTAGGTCTGCTTAAAAATCCGACCGTGCCGCCTCCACCAAGACCGAGACCTGGCGGCCTTTTGGGAGGCGGGGGCGCGCGCAGACGCGGTATTACGCAAGCCGGCGGCCGCGCGTCGGACTTCGGCTTGAACGACGCTGAGCTATTGGCGCATGAAGCCGAACTGGCGCGGATCAGACAGAGCAATCTAGCGGTCGTCCTGCGCCGCCAGGCGCCGCCGGAGGGGATCGGTTTGCCCACGCTTCCACTCACTGCCCGCGGCGCGCCGGGTATCGAGGGTTTTCCAGTCGAGGGGATTCGCGAACTTGAGCGCGCGGCCGCGAACTTGGAAAGACTGCCGAATATCCTTTCGAACAGTGAACGCTTTATGCGTGGCTTTGCCGCGGCGACTGAAACCGTCGGCGACGCCTTCGATAGATTCGGAGCCAACGTCGCGCACGCTTTCACGAACATCCGAACCCTATTCGACGGGCTGAAGCAATCCGTGCTGGGCTTCTTCAACGACCTGATCGGCACAGGATTGCAAAACCTCGTGCGCCAGACTCTCGGCCCGCTCTTCGGCGGGGGCGGCGGTGGAAATATCTTCCGAACGCCAAACTTTGCCGGCGGTGGTGGCATATCCGTGCCGGCTTCGATCTCGCAGGGGATATTCGGATTTGGCCAGGGATTCGGGATTCAACCACTAGGAGCGGGCGGCGCGGGCGGCCCTACTGGCATATTCGCCAACGGTCAATTCGCCGCGGGACTGGCGGGCGGGAGAAGCGGCGGGATACTCGGCGGCGTTTTCAATAAGATCTTCGGCGGTGGCGCAGTGAGCGCGCTGCCGCCGCTCTTAGGCGCGCAGCTCGGCGCGGGGTTCGGCGGGACTTCCACGGCCGGGAATATTCTGGGGGCTATCGGGGGCGGCGCAATAGGGCTCGGGGCGTCATTCGGCGCTTCGGTATTTGCGGCGGCAGGCGGCGGACTGGGCGCGCTTGGCCCCGCCGCTCTGGCGGCTCTAGGGCCGATCGGGCTGATCGGCGCGCCGTTGCTCGTCGGCGCGATCTTGCTCGGCAAGGCGTCCCAGCGAAAAAAGGACGAAGAAGCGGCGGGACAAATGCTGGTTCAGGCCCAGCAGCAGATCGTGCAGCTCAAAGACGCCATTGCGGCCGATCAGATAGACGGCGCCCAGGCTCGGCAGATCTTCGACACCCAGATCCTCGCACAGTTCCGCGCCGGCATTAACACGCTCAAGACGGCGTCGGTTCGCGAGTCGCGGCTGACTAATCAAGTGCGCGACCTGGAGAAGGTTTATAGCGACCTGGTCTTGCCTCAGATCGCGGCCCAGGAAGCGCGCAGGAAAGCGATTGCCGACACGTCCGCCGCCGACGCAGCGGCCGCCGCGGCCAAGCAAGCCAGGCTGCAAGCGGCGTCGCTCATCTTCTCAAAGCAGATACCGGAGTTCGCCGCGGGTGGTACGACGCTGGGCGGCCTGGCGCTGCTTCACCCCGGCGAAAAGGTGTTGAACATGCAACAGCAGTCCGCGGTTCGCGCAATGGCCGGGCCGGGCGTCTTCGAACGCGCCGGTGTGCCGGGCGTTCAGCACAGCCGCGTCTTCGATAACGGCGGGGTTATGCCGGCGGGCGGCGGGATGGGGCCAATCGAGATCACGCTCGAAGCGAACGTTGTAATTAGCGAGAAGATGGCCACTGGAATCTATATCACCGGCGGAAAGACGGCGCAGGGGCGCGCTGTAACCGTCAATAACGTGAAGATCGCACGCACTAATAGGGAGTTATAAACATGGCATCAGAGCCAGGCACAATCAATTTTCCAGCGTTGCTTGATGACGTGATCAGCCTCGTTCAGGCCAATAATCACGCATCGGCGACACTCACGGCAGGTATCAACAATAGCGTTTTACTGATTCCTGTGTCGCAGATCAGCGAATTCAGCGCCTCGGGCTACGCGACGATTCTGGATAGTCTGGTAAATCCCACCACAATCGAAATCGTCAAATATACGTCTAAGAGTGGCAGCGATCTTGTTGTCCCCACCGGCGGGCGCGGACAGCAGGGGACATCGGCGGCGGCGTTCTCATCGGGCGCCGCCATCGAACAGCGTCCCACGGCGCGGCATCACACCGTCCTGGCGGATCTGGGGATCGCGATGCAGGGCGCCATGCCCACGAATCTCTATACCAATACCAATAGCAACACGATCTCCAATACTGCGGCGGAAACCTCAATATTTACCGGCTCTAGCCAATTGACAGGCTCGGCTGGGTCTTCGCGTACCGTGAAGGCTGGTAGCGTGCGCGTCGGCACTCACTACCGGCTAAGAATATTCGGAACAATAAATACGACAGGCACGCCGACTCTGCGCGTGAGGGCTAAATTGGGCTCAACCACAATCGTCGATACCACGGCAGCCACGACGACGACCGTGACACTTGCGCGATTCTGGCTGACGGTTGATTTGGTGGTTACGGTGATCGGCGCGGGCGGGTCCGTCTCTCCCTGGATACGATTCGATTACAGTTCAGCGACCTCCGGCGCCGTGACTATGAATTCTCTCGTGGCCGCGAATGTCCAGGCCGTGGATCTCTCGGCTGATCAGGATTTCGACGTTTCGGTGCAGTGGGGCGCGGCTAACGCTAATAACCTCGTCAACGTCGTGGGCGCGAGCATAGATAGAGTGAGGTGATAAATGCCGGCTTGGGATGATTATGCATGGGACGGCGCGGTATGGGATGGCGGCGATCCGTTGGGGTCGCTGGATGATATGTCCGTTGAATCTATCTGTATTGCAGCCGCAGCGGTCTGGCAAATTGATTTCATCGGATCGACGCAGGAGTGCTAGATGCCAAATAAGCAAGTCGACATAACAACTCTGACGCGTGGTTCGGATGTCACGCTGCAATTCACGATTTCGACCTCGGTGGACATCACGAAAGCGTTCTGGACCGCAAAGCGCAAAACGCAGGATTCGGACGCCGCGGCGGCCGTGCTGAAGCTGGTCACGTCTACCCTAACGGCGGATGGGCAGATTACGGATACGACGCAGCCGACTGTAGTTATCAAGATCGTCCTTGCCAAAGAAGATACGGACAATTTCTTTGCGGATATTGACTATGTTTGGGATCTGGAAGTCTTCGATGCCACGAATAAATCATCTATCCCGGTCGGCGGAATAATCCGGCTGGCCGAGCGCGTCAGGACGGGGGTCGGCTAATGCCAAGAAAAATGCCGGCTGGTTTGCTCGATCTATTCGCCAGGAAAGATAAGCAAATCGAGTCACACACCACGGCGCAAATCGAGATAGACAACGGCGATATCATGCGAAATTACTTTTTCGCCTCGGGCGAGTTGATGATCGATGGCGCCACCTATACCGCTCAACTGCGAAAGGGAAGCCAAATCAAATCCAGTTTGGCGCGGGCATCAGATCAGGCTTCGTTTGAATTGCAAAACGTAGACACTGAACTTGGCCTGGAGTTTCTCTCGCTCGGCCAGGCGCTCTACGGCGCGACCGCAAAGATCGGGCGCCATTGGCGGGATATAGAAAGCGGCGCTGAATTTCACAAGGTTTTTCTGACCGGGCCGATCGTGGGACTTCAAATCAATGAAGACGCGGTCGCTATAACCGTTGTCAGCGAGCCTTACGCTAATATTTCAGTAGGCGCATCCCGGCGCGTAGCGCCGTCCTGCCAGTGGACATTCCGCGACCCGACGACTTGTCAGTTCGCGGGATCGCTGCTTACCTGCAATTTTCTCCTCAACCATGCGGACGGTTGCCAGGGTAGGCACGGAGACCCATTAAAGCGCGCGAAATTCGGAGGATTCGCATTTTTAAACAGCCAGTCGCGGCTGAAGACCTTATAAATGCTGGACATTCATTTCCCATTCTTTATTCATCTTTTCCGCGCCGGCGGGCCACAATACGTCCAGCAGCTCGAATTGGTAAACGATGGCGGGCTTGTGGATCTTGGAGACGACAGGCTCGGCGGCGGCGGCGGTGTCACTGTCAATAATCCTATTACAGTTGACCCCGTTGACGTGTCCGGCGGCTCGACCTCGCAGCCTACCGCGCAAGCTACGGAACAAATCGAAGAGTTTGTCGCGGAGGGTGGCGGTGTGCTGGCCGTTGTATACGGCGAACACCTGATCGCGGGAATTCTGATCGTCCACAGCTTCACAGACGGCACTCCAAATGTCTCCAAAGTCGAGATCGCGCTCGGTGAAGGTCAGGGAGATAAAGGACTGCACGGCGAATGGGAGGGCGCGCTCGCGGTTTATTACGCAGGCGAGGCGCTGAGTGTTTCCCCTGACGCCTCGACAGCCGGGTATAGGTTTTATCCGGGCTTTATTTCCACTGGCGTCGCGTCTGGCCCTCAGCAGGTGGACGCTTTTCTCTCAAGCGGGCTGGCTTATTCGGGAACGGCTTATATTGCGGTAAAGATTCCCGACGATTTCGCCAATGCCGAGGATAGGCCCGATAAACTGCGAGGCAGATATAAAGGCCGCCGCGTTTACGATTACGACATCACCGGGCGTCAATCAGGTTATGGCTATTCAATCAATCCCGCGCGAATCGCGACTGATCGGCTGCTCACATTTTACGAGCATAAGTTTCCGACCAATTTAAACCGCGCGCTGCAAAGCTTGCAGGAGAAAGTTGATTGGGATGCGTGGAAAACATGGAGCGACTTCAACGCGGCGGAAATTTCGTGGGATAACGGGACAAGCGTTGTCAGCATTCCCCGCTTTGATTGCCACGTCGTGTTCACTCAAGACACGATCCTTGCTGACGCGCTCGATCAGATTTGCGCAACTTCAGGCGCATTTTGGCAGGACGACGGCGAGCAAATCGTTTTCCTGCCCCCTACCGAAAGAGATCCGGTTCACCACTTCCATGAGGGCAACATCAGGAACGGATCTGTCGCTGTGGCGCCCAGGGACTTGCGCGAACGGCCTAATTATCTTGCTTGTGAATTTCGGGATTTCGACGACGAATTTCTAGGGCTGTCGTCCACCGAGGTCAGGCGGGAAGCGCTGATTAAGCAGGTGGGCGAAATCAAGTCCGTCCGCGCTCTGCCAAATATGCGCAAGAGCCAGGCAGACAGGCTCCTTGAGCGCCAGACTCGCATGGAGGCCGATAATCCAATTATCTGTTCGCTTGTTGGGGATGAGACGAGCATTCATATTCTACCGGGCGATTTCGTCACAGTGAGCCACTTGATTATGGGATGGGATTACCAGCGCTGCCTTGTATTATCCGTTGCGCTATTGAACGCCGAGGATGCGCCGGACACATGCGAATTCATCTTACAGAAGGTTGATGACGCGCTTTATAGTGATACGGCGCACGGACCGAGACAGGAGGCTTTAACGCCATGAGCAGGATCAGGATCTCTCCACCTGTCGCCACTGTATATCCCGGCGACAGGCAGTTATTCACCGCGCAGGCGACCCCGCCGCCTGCAATGTGGAAGGACGTGTCGGACAGCGGGGACATCAAGAGCGATTTCTCGCTTGAGGTTGACGGGGCGGGATCGCAGACAAGCGCTAATGCCGGTCACCGGCTCCATTCAGGGATCGGGACCGTGGAATTCACGATCGACGATCAATGTCGGCCGACTTCGAGCGGTTTTTTTCAATTCGCCGGATTTGTGCATGAGCAGACAGGATTTGATTATTCGTATTTCGTTGTAATTTCAGCTACGACTCTGGAGGTTAAAGACGAGGGCGCAATCACCATCTTCAGTCAGCCGTATACGCCGACGTCTGGCGACGTGTTCCGATTGGAGCTAGTTGCGGGTTTTCGTCTGTATCGTAATGGCGCTTTGCTCCATCAACGATTGAATCTGCCGACGCTCGTTGTGTTCCCGCATTTTTACTCTGTCTTTATAGGCGAACCCACGGCCAGCGCTCCGACTCGTGTTCCGCAGCCCCGGCTAATAGGGGACTGGCGATTGGCGCCGCAGGTCACTTGGACGACGCCCGCGCATGGAACATTGACGCCTATAAGCGGCTCCACGCAGGCGGAATACAGCGGCGGGACCACGCCGGGCACATACGCCGTAACGGGCGCGATCGAACCGGCCGCCGACGCTGGCGGCGTGCAGAAGGGAACTGCAACGGTAATTATTCCGCCGCTCCAGATACTCGGACCAACCGAGGTCACGCTCGATCCGGGGCAGTCGGTCAGATTCAAGACGAATTATGACGCCGCGCAGACTCTGGATCTTCTTAGCTGGGCGGTCATAAGCGGCGGCGGGAGTTTTAGCCAGGGTGAGTTTACAGCTCCGACCGCGCCGGGGACGACGCTTGTTCGTGCGACCTGCGCCATCAATAAGCAGGTCGCGAATATCACGGTTACGGTTCCCGCTCTGATAACGACTCCTATTTCGGCCGCCGCGCCTGGTGATATAGTCGAATTCGCGACGAATCTTGCAGATCCCCCCACATGGACGGCGAGCGATGGACTAATTAACAATGCAGGCATATGGCGCGCGCCGCAAGGAACCGATAGGACGGTTAGGATCACAGCCACCGCGGGCTCTAATACCGCGACACGTGATATGTTGATAGTCCCGAAATTTCCCTATAGCGACTTCAGCCTGCCAGTTACGTGGGATCGCAACCGCGACGTATTGATTGCCATGTCAGCCGATCGTAAGAACCGCATTACTCGCGATAAGGCGCCGCCCTACGATTCCTATCCGATTAAACTCACAAGCCGCTCGCTGACCGAATCGAACGCGGTAGATGGATTTTTTGATCAGCAGGGATTCGGCAAGCCGTTTATTCTCGAAGATAAAGCGCGGGGATTGCGGAAGGTGGGATGGTTCGATTCGAAGATCGCTCACGAGGCTCGCGACGAATGCGATATCGATCTGGCGTTTCAATTTCTGGAAGCGAGGTTATAAACAATGCCGGTTTTAACGGAAGCCAATCGTCTGCTCATAGTCGAAGAGATCACCAGCAAGAATCTGAGCGGGGAAATTGATTCTTTGACCGATGAAGATTTGCTGGCGCTCGTGGCTGCTATCGACGATTGGATAATTGCCAACCAAGTGGATTTCAACGCCACGCTGCCGCAGCCAGCGCGCGGCGTTCTGACGACCAGACAGAAGGCATGGGTTTTCAGCTTGATACTTCGGCGCCGCTGGCGCGTAAACGCATGATCATGATCGCCTACATACTACCGCTGGCCATTATCGGCATTATTCTTTTTATTGTTGCGGCGTCCGTGGCGGCGCTCTTGGCAGGGAAGAGCAGGAAATAGAATAGGCAAGGGCAGGGAAGCGGGATATAATTCTCCCAATTCGCGGGAAGACTAAAGACAGACGCTCGCGGAAACGGGAGAGCCGAAAGGATCTCCAACGGTAGAAAAGCCGGTCACAAGGGAGCTGACCGGCTTTTGCTATTTGGCATTCTTCTTTGGTGGATTTGGCGGGCGGCCAGGCTTTCGGCCTCTGGGCATTCCCTTAAGATCGGATTCCGGTATCTGCCAATCCCGCCCGAACTTCTGAGCGTTCGGGAATCGCGGGTGGCCTTCCTGATTCAGCCAGACGCGCATGCTGGACGCGCTCACGCCCAGGATCTCGGCCGCTTCATTAGTTGTGAGCATTTTGGTTTCCATATCTCAAATATAACGCTTGCGCCAAGGATGGGCAAGAAAAAAGTAACGCAGGCGTTACTTTCTTGTTGACAATGTAACGCTAGCATTATATATTATCCCTGTCAGTTGATAACAACAAACGGAGCAGGGAAATGATCAACATTCAGAAATTCAACAAAGTGGTGGCGGATGCGAAGGCGAAAACGAATAACAAGCGATGGATCGCGGCGATCGACAAGGCCGTCGCCGGCGTCGAGAGCGGCTGGTGGATCATCACGGAGCTCGCCGACTGCGTGGTGGTCACGACCGAGACCGGAAAGACCTACTTCGCCAACGGCGTCTGCCAGTGCGAGGCGTTCAAGAACGGCCAGCCCTGCAAGCATCGCGCGCTGGCCCGACTGGCCGAGCTCTACGAGGCGACATTTCATGCCTAAAAAATAGAGAAGCCGCCACCCGGTTTCCCGAATGACGGCTTTTGCAACCCTTCGATTGGTACTGGAGTCTCTACCAGAGTTCAACTCATTGCACGTGAGTCGCGTCTATAATATCACATCGTTATTTGATCGGCATATCTCGAATCATCGCCGCCCGGTCTTCCGCGTGAAGATAGAGCGACGTGGTCGAGATGTTGGAATGCCCGAGCTGGTCGCGGACCTGCGCTAGCGTGGCCTTGCCGCTGGCCAGCAGGTAAGTGGCCATTGAATGACGCAAGAGATGCGGGGTAACAGGCTTGGTGATTCTGGCGGCCTTCGCGGCCTTCTTCACCATCGCCGCAGCCTCGTGGCGGTCCATTCGGAAAAGCGGTTGACCGTCAGGAACGTCGCAAAGGCTCACCAAGTCAGCCCACAGTTCCGGCCCGATATAGACCTCGCGCTCTTTCTTGCCCTTGCCTAGAATGTGAGCATATCCGCCTCCGATCTCTGCGGCCTTTAGATGCGACCACGTAAGCGCGAGCGCTTCAGAGATGCGTGCGCCAGTTGTAAACAGTAATCGCAGCAGCAGGGAATCGAGCGGGTTAGGCGTTGCCGCTTCGATGATGGCGGCGATTTCTTCGACGCTCAACGCCTTCGACTTGAAGTTGCTTTCAACCTTCGGTGCCGTGACGACGGCCGCCAGGTCTTCCTTGATCGCGTTCGTCAGCTTCAGGTACTTGAAGAAACTGCGCAGCGCCGACAGCTTGCGGTACTCGGTTGCCGGACTGCCGACCTGGTGGCGCAGATAGGCTTGATAGTTGACCACGTCGGCGGCCTGGGTCGCCTCGATCGGCTTACAGGAATAGGCCGCAAACGCACGCACGTCGCGCCTGTAAGCGTCTTGAGTGTGGGCGCTGCTACGGCGCCCACTGTCCAGCCAACCGGAAAGCAAATCGTCTAAGTTGTCTATTTGTGATTCGTGCATAATATAGGTTATGCGGAGACGTGGGATTTTACGGCGATTTTGCGCCTTTCCAGCCACTCGGCCACGCGTTTATCCGCGCGGTTGAGAGCTTCTTGAGTGCCCGCGCCCTCGCCGCTGGCGATTTCCCGCCATTCCGTTTTGAATTTATGCCATCGGCAATCGGGATCATTCGGTGGCGTGAATTGCGTTTCGCCGCACCTGTCGCAGCGACCCATCAGGACCTCAACGAAGACCTGGAATATGATCGAAACGCCGTAAGTGTCAATCGCGTCCCCCGTCGAAACGTGGGCGCGAATGCGACTTGGATAAGTCTTGAGCAATTGGTTGATTGCGGGCGCAACGTCGAAAAGTTGAAGAAAGAAGAGTTCTCGGCTAGATTCGCTCATGGCGGTCAATCCTCCGTAGTAAGGGTTGATTGCAAGAGCCGTTGAAGTGTTACCAGCACCTCGACGGCTCGCTCCAAAACTTCCCACATAATACCACAAATTAGGGACTCCGGCGCGATTTTCTTCAATATTCATAGGCCTTCCAGCAGCCCGCGCCCCTCGTCCAGTTTCGCCCGAATCCGATCCGCGCCGGCGTGGGTCAGGATAAGCGATTCGATCCGTCGTTCTTCGCGCTCGATCACAACCAGGCCCTGATGCTCGACCCGTTCGAGCGTCGCGAAGACCTCGCGCCAGCCTGCTGTATCGCCCTTTCTCGGGCAATCTTTCAGGCTGCGGCAAAACTCATTGAACGTCGAGGGCTCGGTCGAGCCGATCGCCGCGAGGACAACGTCTTGGTCCATATCAGTCTCCTTTCACTGCTCGTCTGCGGCGCCAGTCTCGTCTACGGTAACGCTGTTGATCATGAGGATTTGAACTTCAGGCATTGCATCTTCCAAATTCATCTCGGCTTCTTCCCGCGCCTCTTCTGGCGAGTCGGCGTCGACGTCGGTTGTAAACTCGAACTGTCCGCGAATAGTGGCTCGGTAAATATTCATTCTCCCTCGTCTCCGCCCGCCTCCCGCACGATCGGCGTCGGCTCGATCCGGAGCCAGGCCGCGGCGCCGTCACGTTGAATGCCGATCTTCTGGCCGTCGGATAGGTAGACGGCGAACGCCCGGCCGTCCTGACCCCTGAGTATCTTCACGATCACGGGCGTCGATTTCGCCTCGACGTACCGCTCGGCCAATCTGCGGACGGCGCCGAGGGCGTCAATGTATTGCTCAAAGCCCAAAGCGCGCTCAACCTCTTCCTTGATGTCGCGCTGGTTGACTTTGAATAGCTCGTGAAGCCCGTTCGCCTGCTCTTCAAGCTCTTTTATCCGAGCGATCGCGGCGCGAATTTTATCGATGTTATTCATTGCCGTCCTTTCAAAGTTCTGCAATCAATCATGCGACTCCCCTCCGTGCGCTTCGTGCAGGGCGTCGGCAATTTTTCCGACCCAGCCGCGCCAGACAGTGGTCCCGTAGACCTTCACGTCACAGGCGCTCGCACAAAGGGCGACGAGTAAAAGCATCGTCGCCATTCCGCGCAGAAACGATTTCATAAGTTTCCCTTCACATCAGCATATCGGGCACGTCGTCCCACTGTGAATGATCTGATGGCGCGGGCAGAAATCGACCTCGGTTAGGAGTATTCCCACCCCGTCGCTTCTTTGAAACAGCCTTACGTTTGCGCCGGCGCTTTTTATCTCGCTCAACTGACTTTGCAACATCGTGAGCAAGCTGTCTAAATAATTCAGATTCCGCCCTGCTACTTCGCCAACGGCCGCGCCCTGGGCGCTCTCCGAGTTGTCTATCGAAATCGGCCGTGACTTTGCCGAGTTCGATTCGGCAAGGTTTTGTGACGAACCGGAGCGATCTGCGAATCCTGCGTTTTCCATGTCTGTCCTCATAGGTCTCCAAATTCCATAGTCTGCGGTCGGCCGAAAGCGCCACATCCGCGTTGATTTCCCGACCAAGTTCGGCGTCGGGTTCGGTGAATTCAAAATCGGCAGGTTCGGTGATTTGCGGCGGCGGTTCGGTGATTTCCGAAACCCTGCGTTTCCATTGTTTACGGACAGGTTCGGTGATTTGATCCAATTCCCCGAACCTCTCTCCCGAACCGCTGATTTCCCGCTCAGGTTCGGTGAATTGTTCAGCGTCAGGTTCGGACCTCCGAACCTCGCTCACAACCACGATCTGATGCTCGGCCACAGTTTCAACAGGACGTAAATCAGCCACCCGATCATCCCCGCCACGAATCCCCAAATCAGCTTTTTCATCTCGCCCCCCTGCCGCCGAAACCCGCGAGGGAATGGCGGCTTTTCCCTCGGCAGTTTCGGCGGCCGCTAAGGGCGCGTGTCTATTTCCTCCAGTCGCTGCCGCCTTACGGCCTCCGTGGCGGGGCAGGAATGCTCTTCGTGGGACGCTCGAGCGAATCCCTCAATCGGTCCGCCGGCTATTTCCCTTCTCCGCTGCAAATGATCCGCAACGCCGTCGCCGTCCAGGTCCCACTCCCAAAGCAGCGCGCAGATGCCGAAAGCGACGACCGACGTCAGCAGCTCGGCGATTGCGAAGCCGAGTAGCCATGGCGTGTATTCATTCATCACCTCCTCGACCGTCCTCGGCGCTACGACAGCCGCGGCCGGCTTCGCGCTCGCGGTTACCTCGGCGGCCGGAGCCGACACGGTGACCGGAGCGCTCGGAGCGCTGACCGTCGCCCCTCGAGGCGCCCGGATGCCCAAACGGCGCGCGGAATCATTGCGGATCGCTTCCATCCGCAGTTGTTTTGCGGTCTCAGCGGCCAGGGCTGTCTGCTCGGCGATTAGCTCCCTATGCCGCTTCGCTTCGGCCTCTCGCCGGGCTTCCTCTCGGTCCTCTTCTTCGTGACGCACGGTCGTGACCTGTTTAGCGCCGCTGATCTCGCGCGCCAATACCCAATGAAAGGCCAAATTGCCGGCCAGAACAGTATCGATTGCGAAGGCTGCGATCAGGACATATCGCTTTACCTTCGGCGTGGCGAAGGCGGATGCGACGGCGAAGATGATAGCGATCCCCATGGTGGTTATCACCATGCCGGTCGCCAGCCAGCTCGCATCAGGGAAGACTTTTTTATTTGCGGCTATCACTAGAATCGCCGGAATAATCACGGCGAAGATCATCCCCGCCGTTTTCCCCCACGCGAAACTGTGACGAGTTGAGTGCGACATATATTGCTCCCTTCCCTAAAGGGAGCCGGAGACGTGACAAGCCGCAGCGCGTGCTGTAGGCTTGCGCTCGCCTCGCGGCTCTGTTCTTAACCAGTCCTAGCTGCGAGGTACAGCCCGGCGCTGTGTTGATTCCATAGCGTCGGGCGCTGCTTTGAGTTTTGAGAGGGTTTATCGACGAAGGATATAAACGCCTCCCCTTGTGCGCGGGAGGCGCGGTTGTTTGGCGAGGACAGAATACCACGGACGTCAAGCGGCGCAAGAGGAGAAGGGGAACGACGGACAGATTCGTTCCCCTTTTTGTTCCCCTTTTCGATGATGGTTTGGGATGATTTGTGGGGTTTTCGGCGCTCCCGACAATCGCCTAAGTTATAGATTTGATAGGCTCAGACAGGCTGTGACAGGTAAAGAGCCGCGAACTGAAAATCCGTGTGTCGGCGGTTCGATTCCGTCCCTGGCCATCAACAGAATCAAAAAGTTACGGCCACCGTGAAGGTGGCCGTTTTGCTTCACTCCCCCTGCTGTTCCCCTTTTTGTTTTTGTTTGCGCTCCGCGTCGAGAGCGTCGCCGGCGGCCGTCACGGTCGCCCGGTCTGTATTCAAATACCACTTGTAAGTCGCGATCCGCGTGTGGCCGGTGATCGCCATGCCGTGTAACTCTGGAATCCCGTGACGCCTGAGCGCGGTAACCAATCTGGTCGTGCTCCATTTGCGAAGGTCCTTCCGCTGTAGGTTCTCGATTCCGGCTTTCCGGCAGGCCGTCGAGAAGGCCTTCTTGTTCGACTTCACGCCGCCGAAGAGCGGCGACTCGGGCAGATCCGGTACGCGTTCGGACCATTCCTCGTCCTCGGCGACGAACCTGAGCCAGGCACGCAGCTCGGCGGCGAGCAGCCTGGTCAGCGGGACTTCCCTTCTCCGGTTGGTCTTCGTGGTCGTCGCCCGGGCCACGATCACGCCCTGGTCGAAGAGCACATCCGCGCGGGTGAGGCGATCGATCTCCCCGGGGCGCAGCGCCGTCTCGACGGCCGTCACGATCCAGGGGCGGACGTGCGCCCGCGGGCCGGCGCACTTCTCGATCAGCCGGTCGAGTTCGCCGGGCCTTTCCGGCCTGTGGCGCGGCAATTCGTCGCCCGGGTTGATCAGGGGCTCGCTTGCCTGGTTGAAGGGATTTTCCGGGATCCAGTGGTTGCGCCTGGCGAAGTTGAGCAGGAGCCTGAGCGTCCGGAGCTGATGATTGACGTCGTAGGGCGAGCGCTGCTTCGCGTTCCCGTCGGCGTCCTTGCGCTTCGTCGGCGTCTGGATCAGGTGGAGCTTGTAATCCTCTATCTTCGGCAGGGTGAGATCGGCGAGCAGGACGGGGCCGAAGTATTCGACGAGTCTCGAAATTCGGCTTTCCAGCCGGTCCTTGTGCTTATAGCCGGCCACCTTCCGTTCCCCCAGATAGACAGGATCAATTAGCCGCTTCGCCTTGAACCGTTCGACCAGGCCGGCGAAGGTCATGTTCTCGGCGTCGAGGGCCTCGGTCCCGCCGGCGACGTATTTCTCTTCCAGCTCGTTGGCGATCTGCCTGGCGTGGGTCTTGTTGCGGGCCTGGCGCGTGTACTCTTTCGGCTTGCCGCCGGGGCCGGAGCAGCGCAGACGTCCGTACCATTTGCCTTTCTTTCTGATCGCGGCCTTCGAGTAGCCTTTGGATTTGCGCGCCATTTAATCCTTACCTCGAATCGGCGACAAACTGACAATCTACTAGTTGAAAGCTTGCGCGATGAGATTCACTGTGTATGAAGCCGTCATTGACTTCGATCGTGCGAGTCGACTTCGGCGGAACGACCTTCTGAATAACCTTCTTGTCGAGCAGCGAATCTATCCCGCCCTTATCCACAACAACCCCGGTTTCTGAGTAGTAGACCGTCCGGTATTGAATATTGCCGATCGGGCGATCTGAGTTATTCTTGAATGTCACTTTCCACATCCCGATAGATCCGAAGCCGCCCTTCTCCCAGTTGGATTTGACGACCGTCAAATGGATCCATGCCTCAGATTTGCCGCTGGCGGCCGGAGAATCTGTCAGGCCCG